CAATATGTTCAAAAATTGGCGCGTTAGGATCGCTCCATTTCTGAGCGTTGTCAGTTATCGTCTCCATATGGTCAGAGTTAAACTTGTAATCATAGAAGTAGTCCTGACGCGTCTCATTGGATGTAATGCGGATCTCTCCGCTAGATAGTAGCTGCATAATCTGACGCTCAGGGATAACATCGGCACCTGCAACAAGAGCAGCGCGATCGTCATACAATTGTTGGATCAACGGCATAATGTACGCATCGTTAGCATTCTCCTGAAGCTTTAATAGCTCCTGGCGGTCCTTCTCACCAAGTCTCATTGCTTCTCGGAAAAACGGCATTTCAGTTTCAACCTTTGAGAATCCGATGCGGTCACGTAGCGTAGCCTTTGTATCAAAAGCGGATGGTTGTAGCGATACAGCCAAACCACGAGAGCCTTTAATCCAACTCAGATCAAGACCTAGCTTCTTTTTTGCAGGGAATAGCGTCGCTCCCAGATACGGAATGTTATTACTCGGATTGTTAGCAATAAAAGCAGCAATCGCCTTTGCACTGAAATAATCAAAAATAGTTTTCATATCAGTCTAACTCCTTCCCGCCCATTAGGCGATAAATGTAATCTGTTTTAATGCCGTACGCTCGGCATCGTCTGGTGTAGCTGGGATCTTTGTCTCATCAATAAAACCGTGAATGATCATTGCACCTGGTGCAGGGCCATAGGTAACATCAACATCGTTGAGCAAAACGCCCTCGGCATTAGAAGCGCCCTCAGTTGTCGTAGCCTTTTTGACCAACACTTCCGGATCTGAGAGTGTTCCACCGCCAACGATCGTACCCGCAGGAACAATTTTCTTGCCATCGATCGCAACCACTCCTGCGTCATCGACAGTAACGGGAAGGGCGACATAATGATCGGGAAATTTAAGGATTTGCTTTGTGTTGCCGTAATCGGTTTGTACAAATTTCATATACATCTAACCTCCATTAATCAAAATAGTGTTTTTGCGCATCAACTGCAGTGTTATTTGCTTTTGCAAACTCAGCCATCTTCTTGCCAAGTTCAGCAGCAGTATCTTTTCCTCCACTGCCTCCTGATCCGTTGCTCTCGAAAGGGTTAATGCCTTTGAACTGAAACTGATTGCCACCTGTGTCCTCTGGCTCGAACAGTTCTTTATACGACTCTTGCAGTGGCTTAATTTGATCATCTAAGCCCTTAACTGTACCATCAGCTAGCAGTTCGATCTTTTCCTTGTCGATCTTGCCAAGCAGCAGATCAGGATGCTTGGCTTTAGCAATTTGTAACGCCTTTTCAATTGCAGCATTAATTTGCATATCCTTCAGCTGCGCTTCATACTTCGCTTTAGCAGTGTTGTTTTCTTCCTGCAGCTTTGTGATTTGAGCATTCAACGCTTCAGCATCTCCGCTAGACTTCTTCAAGTCCTCTAATTGCTGATCTCGTTCAGTAACTGTCCTCTCGGCCTGCTTCCTAGCCTCTACCGCTTCGTTATACTTATCCTTTGGGATAAAGTGCTTTGGCAGTTCCTTGCCTGCGTCACTGATGATTTTTTCAATTGCAGTATCATCAAGACTAGCTGCTTTTAATAATGTTTTTAGCCATTCCATATATCATCATCCTCCATAGATTTATATAGCTGCTCTCCAGCTAAGGGAGTGGTCGCTATACTCCGACCTGAGTATGCCTAGTTTAAAGCCATACGACAGGGCAAAATAAAAAGCCGCTATTCAGCGACTTCATCCAGTTCATATTCAGCTTCCAACGCTTCACGCGTACAAACTCTCAGCGATCCATCGCTTTCTTTGACTATACATTCACCTAGCTTAACTATTAGCACGCTATACGCACCACGGATAACACGTAATTGGATTCCGTCGCTTGTGTACTCAACACTAATTTGATGCTCTGTGAAATCCATAATCGCTTGGTGATTCTCAGGCGTGTTTACAAACTCAATAGCTTGGACATAAACGTTTTTCTTGTATCGTTCAATCATATGCATCCCCTCCAAGGCATGAAAAAAGCACCCTCGCTATTACTGCGTGAGTGCTTCTACTTAAACATATTTTTGGCTGCTTTAATCTGCCGCTTATATTCTTCCTCGCTAATTTCTCGCCGTTCAAATCCTTGTGTATTATCAGCTGGGACGACTTCGTAATACTGTCCGTTTGGCCATTTCTCAACGCCAAACATGACTCCTTTATTCTGCTTCATCGCCAATCACCTCAATCACTACATATAATTTCCCATTTTGTTCTTTGGCATCAATTATAGCATACTTAACAATTGGAGAGAGTAAAAATTCAAATTCATCAGGAAATTCACTGAAGTATCTAATCGGTGCTCCACGTGCTCCTGCTGGTAGATGGACTTCCAAAAGTACATCCTTATCAGTAAAAGCTTTTTCTTTTAATAACGCTGTTGAAAAGAAGCCAAAATCATCTTTAATCATGCCAATAAGCTCGTTTGGATTGTTAGTACCAAAAAAGTTGTCTGTGCCACGCCAAGTTACGATTGGTTCGGTTAATGTGAATTTATCAAGAGCATTTTTTAGTGTTTTCGCAAAATCCAAAGTAGCTTGCTCAGGTTTAGTTGTACGTAACTCCTTATTTAAATCCTCATATTCGTCACCTGTGTATCTACGAATCGTTTTAATATCTTCTGGTGTAATCTGTTTGATCCATTCAGATGATGAACTATCAATCCAATCGTCAGCTTCATCAATGGTCTTAAACAGTCTATCTTTTTCACGCACTTTTAGTGGGCGCGGCTCGATAGGTAATTTCGGTGACTCCACTTGAGTTACTGCTGCCGGTGTCACAGGTACAGGCTCATCCACTACAGGTGGCTCTGTTGCATCATTCGGGGCATGCTGCTTTAACCACTCTTTATAAGTCAGATCCTCCGGTACATCATAAACTGCTTCATCTTCCGACTCCGATTCGATAGGAACAGGAATAGTTGTTGATCGACAGCGTACATGCAACGGTGGATAGTTAACACCAGCTTGAGCCTCACTGATCGGAATGATCTTGCCGTCCATATCAGTACATACATCTGAAGTACGGTCATCTCTAACAGCAACGTACTTATAGTGTGTAACGCCTGTTTCCATATATCCGTCAAGTCTACTCTGACCGCTGAAGAAAGCTGCTTCTGTTCGGATCAATGCTTCTGCAGCATGCCTGCTCACATCCATGCGATGAGCAAAGTCAGAAATAACCTTGTCCAAGTTACCCCCGCGAATAACATCTTGTGTGAGTGATGTGTGTAGCTCTGCTATAAGCTTATCGCGATCAGTCCATACCCTTGCACTAAAGTTACGGCCATCAGGTGCCCATGGCTTAGCCAGTACCTTATCAATCTGCTTTACATCAAGCTTTGCAAATGGAAAGCCTTGTCCTATTCCGCGTTGGACCTCATATATGCCCTTGTAATAACCGTCCTTATATATCTCGCCTAATACATCAGTTGTGCCTTTTACACGACGCGCTGCCAGCATTTCTAGCTCTTGCCGTGTTCTTAGTTCGATTTCTTCCAGTCTGTTAATATGTGTCTTAGCGGATGCATTTTCAAGCTGCTTCATCCAACGCTGATCAATAGCGTTTTCTCTGCCTCGCTTTATATACTCACCGACATCCCAGTGAAACTCTTTCAGCTCATTGGCTGTTAGTAGTTTGCGGGCTTCAGCCATGCTTACCCCGTTGTTTTTTGCTAGGCGTGCATACCAGGCATCAGTTTCTTTTTTTATGCGAGTTAACGACTTTTCGTATTCGGCCTGTTGCTGTTTAATATAAGCCTCACCTTTACCTAGCTCCGCTTCATTGAGTGCTTCCATGCGCTTCTGCCAGTATTCATCTGACTTCATTCGTCCTCACCATCTTCTGGCTTAGGGTTTGGTTGTAACCCTCCGTAAGCGTCAGACATCCGTTTCAGCGCTTCTTCCTTTTGCTTCTTGATCCGTTTAAGTTCTGCTTTAACATCAGTTACATATGGATGCTGAGCTACTAATGTTTCGTCTGAAAGTATACCTACGCTATCTTTGATGCCTGTAATAATACTTTGCTCATCGATCGGCATATCACGGTTAAAGATGAAACTTATATTTTCTTGACTGTAATCAATGCCAGTACTGTTATATAGGTGAGTATCTACGAACCATCGCAATCGCTCTAAGCTAGCTTGGAACTCGGTTTCCATGAGTGAAGCATCAAGGTCTAAATCCGAATACAAAAACCTCAATGCAACTCCTGATGGCGCACTGCCTACATCGACACCCTGTGTATCTACTCCACGTCCAAACTCATATATGTCTTTCCGTGATTGCTCAACGTGCGTCTTATATGCTTCAGTATCGATTTCAATCCCTACCGAATCTAGACCACCATCACCTGATACAAATGCAGTGCGATAGATAGCAATGTTTTTACGGAACTCGACTGGATCAGCACCGTCATAATTCTTGACTACGTAGATACTATTCGGCAAATCCTCAAGATTATTGCTATTATCAGACTTATTACGATCATAGTCATCTACTAAGCTTTTGATAATCTCAACAAGCGGCTGTTCCTCTTCATTGTACTTAAAGCAGATAAACGGTACTCGTTCCCAATTAATAGGGGCTTCTTCATCATTCGACACTACAGTGAAATGCGATCCAGTTGCACCTGCCTCTACATCTGGAATTAATCCAGTTCCATCGTACACATAGCGACTTACACCGTTTTTATCCCACCATTCTATTTTATGGACTGATTTACGTTGGAGCCCCTCATAGACCACTACCTCATAATCACGAATGACAGCATCTAAAATGGTATGAGCTTCATCTGCCCACAACGGAATAATTTCTTCTGATCTCATCTTGCGAAAAGAGAGCTGCCCTTGCTCATCATAATAAACAAACCACCATGCCAACCCTTTGTTAACTGCTTCTTTTCCGGTACTCTGCAACCGACGATACATATCAGGCTTTAATATCTCGCCCCACGCCTCCGAATAGACTTTATTGTCCGTTTGTACACTTAGTGGCTTACCTAATAAGTAACCGACCTTTTGATCTACCAATTTACGCACAAAGGCGTTGGCTAGCTTATTATTCGCTAAGTTGCCAACAGGCTCTTGAGCACCACTAGGACCAATAGCTGTTCGTTTGCGCTCGAGGATGTCCGTCTTGTTTCGGTAATATCGATCACCGGTCTCCATCCATTTTAGCTTTTCTGACTTTCGCCAATCTCCAATTTCAAGCTGCATGATCTGCTCTAACGTAGCAGCCGTCTTAGCTCCCCGAATGATTATGTTATTAATTTTTTGCTGCTCACTACCGTCTGGCCATAATAATGACAATTGTTTTCCTCCTTTCTATCTAGATTCAGGGAAGTAAACTCCGCCTTTTCGTTTGACAATGGTATGCACAAAATAACGATCACCGTCCATCTGGTGGTCGTTTTCCTTAACTGGCTTATCCTCACCGCGGGCTGCTGCTTTCTCATCCCATACATAAGAACTAAATTCCCGAAACGTCTCCTTGCAGCAGTCATTATATTTAATTAGTCCTTCAACGAGAGCAGATGCAACATCACGAATCCCATCTATAACAGAATTGTTAGCTGGAATGACTCGAAGGACCCCACGTTTCTTAACTGCGGCAATAAAAGAAGCTGCCGAAGGGTCAATGATAATTCCCTTGATCGGCAGCTTGCCCGCAAAATCTATAAGATCGTCGCAGTATTCTTCATCCGTCTTCTGTCTGCTCTTGGCTCGACCGTCATAATGGTATTCCTTGACTTTATACCAAATACTCTTACATTGCCCCCATAGGCCAAACGTCGTCGGATTCTGTGTACCATAGTCGCAGCTGATGTAGTATTGCGTGTATGATCTGTCCTCAGTAGAAACAACATGCTTGTCCTTATCAAACATGTCATAGATAACACCTTCTGCCAGTACCCACAAACCGAGAATGTACCGTTTGTAGAAAATCCCACTAAAGAGGCGACGGTAGCCTTCTTTGATCTGCTCAGATAGCGACAAATTATCATCCATCGTGAAGTGAAGATGCAGAACGCGCTTCTCAATAACTTGTTCTAGCCATTCAATCTTAAACCAATGATACGGTCCAGCAGGGTTGCAGTTGAACCAATATTTTCGACCATCGATAGAACAACGTGCTACCGCCTGGTTAACGAATGATTGCGGCATCAATGCCACTTCATCAAAAAACATACCTGCCAGCGTAATACCCTGAATCAAGTCTTGGCTTCGCTCATCCTTACCACCAAAAAGAAAAAAGTAATTCGCAATGAGCCCGCGGCTGATCGTCAGAACGTTATCAGTTTGGTTATCGTGTACCGTATACCCTCGACTAGATAACATACGTTTAAGAGGCCCAATCACGTTACGCCGGAGCGCTCCGATCGTCTTTCCTGCCATACCAAATTGCTCACCGTTGAAGCTCTCCATAGCCCAAAACACATAACTGAGAGACATAGCTACTGTTTTACCTGCACGAACAGAACCATCGCAAATTATGCCATCCATGTCGTGATGAGGACTCTCTTGCATCCACCAAGTCAGCACCTTGATCTGCTTCTCGCTGAATGGCTTCCATTTGAACGGTGGTGGTTTAAGCTTCAGTCTTGCCATCAGCCCACACCTCCGCTGCCTTACCTCTTAAAGCTTCAATAAATCCATCATCTTTAACATCACCACCATCGCCACCACGAAGCATTTGAAGCTCAAACTTCAATTTTTCGATTCTGATTTCTTTTTCTTCATCTACTAATCTATTTTTGAGCTCAATTGCTTTAAGCTTTTTGTCCTGAACACGAGTGAGAGCTTCTTCGAGCTTCAATATATCATCAATGGCACGATAGGTCGTTTCCTCTATTTCAGCCTCGACCATTTCATTCCGGATCGTCGGCACTTTCTTAGTTTGGCCACTTTTCTCGTCGTGGATCTCGATTACATCTTTGATTGACTT